TATCTAGGTGATCTTGACTATTATCTAAACGTCAATCTAGGTAAGTCTATATCAAGCGGTCTCTGTGGAGCATTTACAAATATCTTTGCCACACTAGGTGGTTTGTTTACTCTGATCTCGACTGCACAAGAATTAATCGCTGATATCAAGAACTTAACAGAGAAAGATCCTGTCAAGCTTGCGAAGTCATTGACTCTGACTGCTGTATTAAAGAAAATTAAAGATACTGTACTAGAGATCGTTGATAAAGTCATTGCACAGCTAATGAAGCAAGTACAAGGTGTAGTAGATAGCATAGTTGATATGGGAAGTCAACTTAAATGTGCCGCTCAATCTGCATTTAATCATATACAACAAGCCGCTGATCAGATTAAAGAGTTCTTTGATGAAGTCAATAAAGACGGATTGAAGAAGTCTCTAGAGAAGTTTATGGCAAAGCTAGTTGCACAATTCGAAAGATTGACTGCTGAGAACGTAGCACTTATGATGTTTCGCTTCTGCCAACTTACTGAAATCATTCAAGCTCTACTCACAGCACCAGTTGATGGCATTAAGAAGCTAGCCTCTGCATTGACAATTGAGCAAGCTGCCCTTAAGAGTGCGGGTCTTGTAGAGACAAAGAAAGCAGTACAAGCCGGTGCATTAAGACTCTCGACAGACGAAAGAGAGAAAGCAGTCGAGGCTGCAAATAAGAAGATCAACGAAGAAGCACCTAGTCTTGCTGAAGTAGCAGAGGGCGCATCAGGTAACTTCGAATGTCCTACGTGCCCTTCGAGCGAAGAAATGAAACAAGTCGCTGCCTTAGATGAGAATGGTATACCAGGCAAGTTCACATTCGAACCACAAGTTGTAAATCAGAATGACTTCGAAGGTAAATATCTCAAGGGAGCGGGTTATAAGAAAGTCAACAAAGACGTATACTTTAAACTCCTTCGTACTATAGCACAAACCGGAGAGGAAGTCAAGATTAATTCTGCATATAGATCAGCAGGTAAGAATGCGTCTGTAGGTGGTGCGAGTAAATCAAAACACATAACAGGCGATGCGATTGATGTACGTGTCACAGGCGACTATAAGAAGAGAGCAGAGTTTGTTGTTGCTGCCTCACGTGCTGGCTTTAAGGGTATTGGTGTATACAGTACATTCATACATCTCGACATCGCTGGACGTAGAGCATGGGTAGCGGGTGAGCCTACGACACCATCTGATTATCCAGTACCATCATCACAGACAGATCGTTGGGTAGAGCTAGTTTCGAGACATGATCGTGACAAACTTCGTTCAGTATAACATAAATAAAAGTAAAAGGCAAATTTAATGGCTACTATAACACCTCTTACAAGGCGCCGTGAAATCCATAGTGATTTTCACAAGGACTTGGCATTGTTGCCTGGCCGTAATGATATTGCACGAAGAGTGAACGAGAACTCAGTTAAAGAAGCGATTAAGAATATACTACTCACGAACAGAGGAGAAAGACTCTTTCAGCCTCTTGTTGGTAGTGACATTCAATCAATGCTATTCGAGAATGCAACACCAGTAACATCCATACTCATTAGAGACAGAATTGAATCTGCACTACAAGCATACGAACCACGCTGTGGTATTATGGATGTAGAGGTCATTGGAGACATTGATTCAAATACAGTCAGAATAAACGTTGTATTCTATGTCATAAATAGTGAGACACCTCAAACACTTTCAATCGATATCGATAGGGTAAGATAATGGCAAATATATCACCAGTACAAGATTTAGACTTCTTTGAAACAAAGACAGCACTCAAGAACTATCTGAGTAATCAAGATAGGTTCGCTGACTATGATTTCGAAGGCTCTAATATGAATGTATTGCTTGACTTACTCGCATATAATACGTTCTATAATAACTACTATTATAATATGGCGATTAGCGAGATGTTCCTTGACTCTGCTCAAGAACGTAATAGTATGATATCACATGCTAAGGAACTTAACTATTTACCACGTTCACGAAGATCAGCAAAAGCAGTAGTAACATTTAATATCACTGCTACACAATCAGGCAACTTCTTTGTCATTCCAAAAGACACAAAGATTTCTGGTAAGTGCGGTAATGTAACATTTACATTTCTGACAGAGAAAGCATATACAGCAGTCACAACACAAGTCGCAACAGATCCATTAACTCCACGCTTATACACGATAGCGAATGTCGAAGTATTTCAAGGAAGATTAATCACAGAAACACTTGACATTTCGGATACAACACTATCTAATAAGATGATAGATACTCGCTCACTCTACGTAGAAGTGAATGAAGAAGAGTACGTATATAAGACAGACATATTTGGCATTACTGCAACAGATAAAGTATTCTATCTCCAGCCAGAAGAAGATGAGAAATACTCTCTTCAGTTTGGACAAGACAAGTTCGGAAAACAGCCTACAGCGGGAGATACCATTACTGCAAAGTATCGTATTAGCTCGGCTGAAGAAGCAAACGGTGTGACCTCTATGACAAGTAATGGTCTTGCTGGTGCCGCTAATGTTTCAATTGTCGTTACCACGCCCTCGAATGGCGGGCTCTCGGCAGAGACAGTAGAGTCAATACGGGCGTTTGCTCCTAAGGCTCTCCAAGTACAAGAACGTGCTGTTACAACAAGAGACTACGAGATTCTACTACGTAATCGATTTCCTAATATTGAAGCGATATCAGTATATGGTGGAGACGAAGTGGATCCTCCTCAGTTTGGTAAGGTCATTATCTCGGTAGACGTGACTGGCGGCGAAGGGGCTGCGGACTTTGAGATTGCGTCATTCACTGACTATCTGAAAGACAAGACACCTCTGACGATTGAGCCTGTGTTTGTACCTGCGAAGTTCTTGTTTGTCGATACTGTTGTAGACGTAGTATTCGATCCTAACATTACAACAAAGAGTGCATCTCAGATACGAAGCGAAGTGACATCTGCTATCACGGCTTACTCTACTGCTTCTCTTGCTGACTTTAATAAGACACTGCGTCAGTCTCGTCTAGCGGCTACATTAGATGCTGTAGATAATTCGATTATCTCTTCAAGTATCTTTGCTTCACCTATTATTCAATACGTACCTGTATTAAACACAGTATCTAACCCTGCTTTCTCGTATGAGACTGCACTTGTACAGCCCTATGCATTTGATGCTACGACTGGCTTGTCGGGATTCACACCAGCGGTACGTACTACAAAGCTAACAATCGAAGGTACACTCGTAACACTTCAAGACGATGGTGCTGGTAAGATGATGGCTGTGACTGCTTCGACTTCTTCTGTATCAGTCTTTAAGCGTAGTATTGGTACGATTAATTATACTACAGGTGCCATTAAGTTGTCAAATTTAATTGTTGATTCATACGAAGGTGGTGCGATTAAGTTTATAGCGAACTCAGTAGCAAAAGATATTAAAGCACCAAAAGATCGTATTATTACAATTCGTGGTGAAGATATCACTGTTAACGTAACGACATTGACGGAATAAAGAATGCTTAATGTAAGAGACCATATATCACCTACGATACCTGATCAGTTTCCGGCACTGTATCGTGAGGTAAAGAAAGATCGTTCTATAAACGAGCAGGATCTTGAGGTCACGCTAGTTGAATTTACGAAAGCATACTACGAGTTCAACGAACAACGTATGGATCGAAACGTACCTAAGCTTCGTGATCTTGACACTACTCTTGCGGCTTTTCTTGTATTCTTTAAGAAGAAATATCTCCAGTCATTGCCATTAGATACAATCGTTGATACACGATTTATCATTAAACATATTCAAGACTTATATAAACGTAAGGGTTCTGAAGAAAGTCTACGGCTATTGTTCCGTATGTTCTATGACGAAGACATTGAAGTCTTTTATCCTTCGACTGCTATTCTCAAACCTTCGGATTCGATATTCGGTGGCTCTGTATATCTAGAACTCAAGCCTGTTAACTCTGTTGATTCATATCCTATTCAGCGTGGTGATAAACTGAATGGTGACGTATCGGGTGCGAGTGCATTCGTAGATGAGATTATCTTTGTAAACTTCTCAGGTGCCTTAACACCGATTGTATATCTCTCGAATCTCACAGGTCTTTTTGTCGCAGATGACGGCATTGATGTGACAAGATTAGGCGCTACTACGAACTATGGCAAACTCGTATCAGGTTCGATTAGTGAAGTCAATGTTAATAGAGGATCTAGAACAGCGGGTCAGCAAGTTGGTGATGCTGTAAAGCTAATCTCAGCAAAAGAAGGTACGAGTGCAAAGGGTACTGTAAGAACAGTTTCAACGACTACTACAGGTAGGATTGACTTTGAACTAGAAGATGGCGGCTTCGGATATGTGACGCTTCCTGTTGGTGATACAAACGATACTCTGATTTCAAATCAAGTTGTAATTGTCTCGGGTAGTAAAGTCGATGCGATAAAGATCGGTGATCATATTTTGGCGGAATCTGTTACTGGCTCGACTGGTACTGTGATTGTCGGCGGCGGAAGAGTTGTAGCATATAACCATCCTCTCTTATATCTCAAGACAGAAGATCAGACAAGAGCAACGTTTCTAACGTTTGTATATGATCAACTTGTTCTTGCGGCTGCAGGTGACTCGACTGTAAACTCTAAGATGCTTGCTATCTTTAATCGTGACACCGAAGGACTCTCTCCTAACTATAGACTAGGCGATATCTCTAACTCTGGTTATAACTTTGTTACGAGTCAATACATTAATACTGAAGATGCCGCACTGTTTAATACGTATAAGAGTGGCGGTAGCTTAACGACTGCACAGACTAACTGGATTCAAGATCGATTACTGCCTGCTGTCTATGCCGCTGGCTTTGGACATAAGTTTAATGCTCTGGGTCAAGGCGAAAGCGTAAACATCGAAGTGGGTGTAACGGCTGCTGTTCCTGTAACGACTATCTCTGCTTATAATGCGACTGCTACATTTGATGTGACTACGATTGATAATCAAGAGAGTGTACGTGTAATCACTGACTTTATTGGCGACTTTGCTGACAAGCCTCTTGCGGTTATTATTAATGCAACTGCTATGCAGAATCCAGGTATCTATGAAATTGAGACAGTAGGCACAACGAATTTCACAAGCTTTGGTGCGGCTGATAATAACATAGGCACAAGATTTATTGCCACTGGTCCTGCGACAGGCACTGGTACTGTGACTGACGTTGTTGCGACTAACTATGGCATGAGTGGTACTCTAATCAGTCAAGGCTTTAATGCAGAAACACTCAACACACGAATTAAAGATGCGTTTGAATCAAAAGCAATTACAATTGGATCTATCGCTGGCATTAATATTACAAACTCTGGATTTAATTTTGTGAATGACGTATTCAGCGAGATTGAATATATTGACGTTGCAAGATTTGATAAGCGTGATGCTATTCTTACGTTTGCGAATCCTGACTTTCTATTAGAAGTCGGTGATACTGTAACTCAGAGTGTGCAGATCGAAGATCCATCATTCGCTACAGACAGTCTTGTATCATATACAGCAAGAGGAAGATTTCTAAAGAGAGAAGGCAATGACTTCTACTTCCGTCAGTTATCCTTTTATGATTTTGATGAAGCGTATCAGATAAATATTAAGAACAACTTATATACTCTTACAAATGTACGACCAGATAGCACTTCATTGCCTATGGGTAAGAATGCAGTGATCTCGGGTGAAGCAAGTTATGAGCAAGGACAGATCGATTCAATTAAGGTTGACAATACTGGTTATAGATATTCTGATAATGAAATAGTTAATGTTCAGAATGCTTCTGGTCAAACAGTAGCAACAGCAACAGTCCGAACTCTTGGACTTGGCAGAACAGAAGGTAAATGGAGTTCAAGTACTTCTTTTCTGAGCGACAGAACAAAGGCTCTTCACGATAATAATTTCTATCAGGAATACTCTTATGAAATCTCTACGATCATTGATCCTGAAAAATATAATACGTTAATTAAAGATACAGTAGGAGTTGCTGGCACAAAAGTCTTCAGCTCCCCTCTCATAAATACTACGAGTGATTTAAATAGTACACTTGATGTTGAATTCCAAGTTTGGAATCTAAGCAATGAAAACTATGTAACAGAAGATGGAGCAGACGTGGTCATGACAGAAGGTGGTAGTTCAGAAGCATTGATCGCAGAAATAGTTGGGCTCGACACGGCAGCAAGTAATGCTGTAACAACATCGATAGGAACCTAAGGTAATATAATGGCAAAGATTATTACAGAAAATTTTAAAGTAGAGACAACGAAAGAAATATTCTCTACTTTTAGTAGTCAGAACAGCACGATTGCGGCGAACTTCTTAACTGGCTTAAATACATACGTTACGAATACTGAAGGCGTAACTTTAACTACTCAACAGAAAAGTGAAATTCAGGATATCGTTGAAGGTCAACTTGAAACAAATATTCCTGTCGCATCATACTACATCGTAGGTTCGAGTATTGATAAGGCAAATAATATTCTAAACACTCAGGTCGAGAAGCGAGACTTTCAACGAAGAATTATATTTGGCAATAAAGTAACTGATCAAAGTATTCGATATATGTTTCATAAGAATGCTTGGTTGACTGGAACAATCTACGATGATTTTGATGACACGCAGGACATATCAACTTTAAATAATGTTGTGACTGTTGCAAACAGTGAAGGTGATTACGAAGTATTTAAATGTCTTGAGAATAATAATGGATCTGCTTCGACATCGACTCCTTCTTTCACTGGCGTTGATCCTAATTCATATGAGCAAATCTTCACTGGCGATGGATATGTTTGGAAATATCTTTTTACTGTAGCGGCGGCAGATGATATTGTCTTCGGCACAAACGACAGTTTACCTTTGCCTTATCCTTCTTATGGTAATACAGATGTAATTGCTTCCACTAAAGAAGATATATCTCAGATTATTATTGAGAACACTCAAATTAATCTATTTCAAAATTATAGATTCG